TTAACACAGCAGATGTGTATGTAGGTACACTGTCAAATGCTCTAAAGATTGATGAGACAACACTAGACTTGATTGGTGCAACAGAATTAACTATTAAGAAAGACCTTAAAGTAGAAGGTCAATTAGAAGTACAAGACATTATTAAAGTCAATGATGGCTTCACACTAACTACATTCAACCCATACGCAGGTTCAGGACTTCCTGCAACAGCGATGGACCTAACTATTATGGGTGTAGGAGAAGAAGAAGGTTGGGCTGCTCTGGGTGTTCGTTCTCGTGGCGAACATGCATGGGGATTGTCAGGTTACGGTATTCCAAACGAACCGCCAAGATCCATCTTTGCACTGCAGGCTGGTAGATTAGATGGAAGTAGTGATGACTACTTAAATAATAACGACCCATTCGCAGAAATAATGTTCAACCCATACTCTGGTTACAAAACTGGATTAGAATGGCTAACACCAAGTGCAGACATTAGAGCAATCGCAACAGAAGACCATTCGTCAAGTGGTATGGGAACAAAACTTACAATCTCAACAACAGACAATGGTAATCAAGCAGGGGCAACAGACGCAACACATACTAATGCAACTATTGAGATTCAAGGCACTACAATCTCAAGTAGTGGTACATTAGTCTTAGATGATGCTGTTGAAGTTACAGAAGATTTAACAGTTGGAGCAAGTGGCCAAACAACTACATTAGGTGCGTACTCATTAACATCAGGTTACAATGTAAATGGTTTACAAATTGATGCTGGTGACACTTCTTGGGCTATTGCTACATTCAAAGAATATGAGGGTGGTGCAAACAAACCAATCGGTGGATTTACTAACCCAGGCTTGTCAACAGAAGTATTTGGTGGAACACCCAGTTCTCCTGCGGCACTAAGTTCAGGCAAACGAGTATTTGCTATGACAGGAACAGGCGCATACGATTCTACAGGAAACTCACCACTCACAGCAAACATACGTATTCTTGGTGTAACAACAGAACAACAAAGTACTACTAATCGTGGCGCACAAATAGAGTTTCAGACAATACCAAATGCTAGTGCTACTCCAGTAATTTCATTGCGTATGCAATCTAATGAAGTAATCATAGGTGACGGCGGTGATGGTAAACTTCGTTCACATAATGGCACATTAATCTTAGATGATGCAGTAGAAGTAACTGGAACATTAGATGTAACAGGTAACGCAACATTCGATGGTAACGTCACATTAGGCGATGCAAACACAGATGTTATTACATCAACAGGTAAACTAAAAGCATCAAACGGCTTTAACAATACAGTATTAGACACATCAACAGCAAACTATTTGAGTGGTGTTCTTGGCATTGTAGAAACAGGGGATCAAGCATACGTTTCGGATGGGAACGGTGGTTCTCCTACAATGGCATTCTTTGATGGATCAAACTGGAAGAAGTTTCATGCACCAAATGACAACATAAGTTCAACATAATAAAAGGAAATTAACATGGCTAAGTGGGCAGAAAAAGAAGCAACATATTTTACACCAAAACCACAATCAATAGAGGTGGAAGTTGCCCTCATTAAGCAAGATGTTAATACTATTAAAGAAAGTACACGTGAACATAATCAGAAGACAGACAGAGACTTTGAATTAATTCACAAAAAGATTGACAAAATCGACAACAGACTATGGTGGCTTGGTGGAGTCATTATTGTTGCAACAGTTGGTCCATTAATAGGATCACTAATCACCTAACCAAGGGCAAATGGGAGAGAACAATGAGTGAAGAAAAGAAAACAGGAAGACCTAAGTTAGAAATTGATTCTGAGTTAGTAGAGAAATTAGCACTAATACATTGTACGCCAGCAGAGATTGGCTTCATAGTTGGTGCACACCCTGACACAATACGCAAACGTTTTTCTGCGGAATTGTCAAAAGGGAAAGCAGAAGGGAAACGCAAGTTGAGAAGAAAACAGTTCGAAGTAGCACTACAAGGTAACCCAACCATGTTGGTGTGGCTTGGCAAGAATCTTCTTGGACAATCAGATTCACCATTAGGCGATGATGACACAAAAGCGTTACCGTGGACAGACGATTTAGATTAAGGAACTAAGATGGCTAAATTTAAGGGAAGTAAATGTTTAACAGGCGATTGTGGTGGACACAGAGCAGGTTACCGTTATTCGTCTGGTGGCGGTGGTAAACAACCACATCCTAATGCGAAATCATTTAAGAAAGGAATGAAAATACATGTACAAGAAGTCAAAAAAGAAAACAGAATACAAAAGAAAAAAGCCAGTCAAGCGAAGAAAAGTCGTAAAACGGTAAAAGTAAACGTTTAATGCCACTAACAACACCACAAAAGACTGTTGCTAATAGTGACAAACGTTTCAGAGTATTATGTGCTGGTAGACGATTTGGTAAATCAGTTCTTGCTATTAGAGAACTTGCCAAGTTTGCTCGTACAAGTAACAAGAAAGTAATGTACGTTGCCCCGACATACCAAATGTGCCGGAACATTGTCTGGGCCGACCTAAAGAATAAACTTAGTGGACTCAATTGGGTTCGTAAGATTAACGAAAGTAGATTAGAAATAGAATTAATTAATGGTTCAGTTATTATGTTAAGAGGTGCAGACAATTATGATTCATTGCGTGGAACAGGATTAGACTTCCTAGTGATGGATGAAGTAGCCGACATTAAAGGGGAAGCCTGGAGCGAGGTCCTTAGACCAACTCTGTCAGCACAAAATCCACCTGGTTCTGCACTATTTGTAGGAACTCCTAAAGGTGTTGGTAATCATTTCAAAGATTTGTTTGAGATGGCATCAATAGATGAGAGTTGGGGTTCTTGGCAGTTTACTACTGTAGAGGGCGAGAATGTCCCACAAGATGAAGTAGAAGCGGCTCGTAGAGATTTAGACATAAGAACGTTTAGACAAGAGTACGAAGCAAGTTTTGAAACAGCAACGAATTTAGTTTACTATTCATTCAAACCAGAAAACAATGTAAAGAAATGGGATGGTAACAAAGAAGAATTAAAATCAATTTATGTATTGACCGACTTTAACGTAAGCCCAATGGCAACTCTTATTGCAGTGCCATCAGCAACAGGTCTACATGTGATTGATGAAATATGTTTGTACTCAAGTAACACAGATGAAATGGTACAAGAAGTGAGAAATCGTTACCCACATCAAAGAGTAACAGTGTTTCCAGACCCGGCTGGAAATCAAAGAAAAACAAGTGCTGGTGGTAGAACAGACATAAGCATATTACAAAATGCAGGATGGACAGTAAGAGTAAAACCAAGACATCCAGCAGTTAGAGACAGAATAAATGCTGTTAATTCATTATTGTTAAATAGTAATAGTGAAAGCAGATTATTCATTGAACCAAAATGTAGGGAACTTATTAAGTGTCTTACTAGGTTCAGTTACAAAGAGAATACACTAATACCTGAAAAAGGTGGAAAAGAAGATTATTCACATTTTCCAGATGCTTTGGGTTATGGTGTTGAGTTCTTGTTTCCGGTAACGAGACAAGTAGAAGCCCCGACAATCAAAACGTTTGGGATGTATTAAAGGAGAAAACATATGTCTTACTTAACTAAAGAGACAATACAAGATGTTCATTCAGTCTATGAGACACATCTCCCACGATGGCGTTATTTCTGGGCGAGTTTCAATGGTGGATTCGATTACCGTAAAAGCGGTCTTGAAATGCTTAGACGTTACATGAACGAAGACCAACAACCAGGCCACCAATATGAACAACGATTAAACTACACTGCATTAGAGAACAGTTGTAAATTAGTGGTTGACACTTACAAAGCATTTATGTTTAGAACATTGCCAGTAAGAACATTGGGTAACTTAAACAAACTACCATACACACAAGAGTTCTTAGAGGACATTGACTTAGATGGTACAGACATTGACCAGTTTATGAAAGAAGCAAATTCACTTGCTATGATTTATGGTCATGTATGGGTGTCAGTTGACAAACCTGTTTCAGATGTAGCACTAACACTAGAGCAAGAGATTGACTTAGGTATTAGACCATATGCACAAATGATTACACCAGAGAATATTATGGACTGGGGTTACAAAAATGTTAATGGACGTTATGTACTTAATTACTTAAAGCAAAAAGAACACGAAGATGAAGACACTCTAGTTGTTCGTGTATGGAAAGAAGACACAATCTGTCGTTATGAACTACAAAAGAGTGGTAAAGGTAAATTAGTATTATTAGAAGAACTACCAAACACAATCGGTAGAATACCTTTTGCAATGCTAAAAGCAAACCCTTCTAATGTTCGTGGCATGGGTCAATCAGACTTGGCAGATGTTG